TGGTGACACCATCACCAGTGATTGCTGGGGCGGTGATAAGGGTCGTCTCAACAGTCGAGACTGCCGCCGAGTTTGCCGTCACCTGCGTGAGCACTGAGGGGATCTTGTTGATCAGGCGACCCCCGCTGTCCACATATGTGGTCAGCGCATTTGATGCGTCGCGCCACTCCTGGATATTGGCGGTCTGCCCGGTAAAGGCCTTTGCGACTAGCGCCACCGTAGATGCGCTCCCCGTAGCCACTACTCGGTCTGCCGTTGTGGCGGAGAGGCTGTCGGAGGAGAACTTGAATGGGAGGGCAGTCCCGTTCCCCAACCAGAGCACACCTCCGGGCTGATATCCGAGCCTTCCTGCCGTAGCCGAGATTTCTGCGCTGGATTCCAGAGATAGAGCGGGGTCGGTAATAGTGGGGGTAGTCAGAGTCTTGTTGGTGAGCGTCTGGGTATCTGTTGTACCCACCACATTTCCCGTGGTCCCATGCGCGACCGTTGCGGAGATGTGGGACGACAGACTGCTTGTAGATGCCAATGCAGCCAATACTGTACTCAGCCCTGTGACCCCGGAGATGGGGACATCACTAATCGTGTTCACTAGACCCGAGACAGTCTTGTTGGTCAGGGTCTGTGTGCCAGTAGTTCCGACCACGCTTCCAGATGCACCGTGTACCCCAGATGTCGCGGAAGTGTGCGCGGCCAGCAGATCCGACAGTGCTGAGATGCTAGTGACAATGCTCGATGTATCCGTCAGGGCCTGATACAGCGGGAAGGAAGGATCCCCGCCCTCGAACTGCGCCCACACCATCTGGCCGATAGTAGGTACTGCTCCCCCAATAGCAGGGATGGGGTAGGCCCACCCGGAGGTATGTCCCCCCATCACCTGGGGGACCTGGAACCGAATACGCCGAAGTCCCTCGGGGTCGACGTTGTCGACTACGAGGGCTCGGTACATGCCGGTGAGTCGCATCAGGTGATGTAGGCCGCGAGCAGGGTGTCGAGGTACGCGGTCACCGTCGACTGGAGGCTCGGGGGGACCGACTTCGTGAGCGTCGCGTCGGCGGTGGCCGTCGAGGCAGCGTTCGCGACGCACCACTTGCGGTGCATGTAGGCGGCGAGAACCTGGGCCAGCCACTCAGTCTTCTGCCGGATGAAGTAGCCGTGCGACCCAGCCCAGCCGAAGTCCTGCACAGCATCGTTATTGGAGTTGAGGGACATCCCCCATGTCGCTGTCGAGGTATTCCAGTAGGAGATGAGCGTCATGTCGTTGGAGAGGTTCTTCGAGGTCTCCCCGTAGCCTGGAGGGCCGGAGGACAGCAGGAAGTCCGCACAGTGACCCATCTCGTGAATAGTGGCAATCGGGGTCGACGTGTCAGAGACACACGCCACCATGTGCCGGGGGATCGTCGGGATCACCACGCCACCGGGGATCAGCATGGTCTTGGAGACGGTGTCGTTGTTGTACTGGATCACCGACACAGCCCCGCCCGAGCCAGCCTCAAGGATTACGCCCTTGTTGTAGAGCGCCTTCCGGTAGTTGAGCGGGGTCTTCGCTGCCGCGTCGAGCATGGCCGAGACGAAGGTGGAGCCCCCCGTCCCGACGACCGCGCGGAGGTACTGCCCGCCCCGGGTGGAGGACGGCGCGAGGGTGTAGGGGAACGTCTTCCACGCTGACGTCAGATAGATGAGTTCCCACCCGACGAGCGGGCCGAGGTAGCGGTAGATGCCGGTGCGCATCTGCCCAGCCGTCCCCGACCCCCAGGTGGCCCCGGAGAGGGTCGAGTTGTTCTGCGCCGCGAAGACCGTTGGGGTCCAGCCGCCCACGTTGTCCTGCACGAACGTGACCGTGATCTCTGTCCCGTAGTCGAGGTTCGATTTCCCGTACCCGACACCGCCATATGTGATCTGCTGGGACCATACTCCAGCCAGCCGAGAGCCCATCTCGGAGTCGCTCGTCAGGCTGAAGTTATCCTGATTGTCGTTGCGCAGCGTGAAGGTCGTGCTCGCGTTGAGGGCGATGAGGTAGTGGCCTCCCGACTGAATCGAGCCGCCCGTGTTCGCGGAATAGAGGTTGAAGTCGGTCATATTGTTGGTGTGGACGAGTGGACTGATCGCGGCGTAGTTCCTGACGTGCGAATGCGCCGGGGGCATAGCGTTGGGTGAGACGTTAGGCGCGGTGGCCGATCCAGTCAGCCCACTAGTCAGGGCAACCCCGCCTGCGCGCGTTGCTGTCGCTGGGGCAGGGACGAGCAGAACATCTTCGAGGGCCATGTCGCCCCTTCCTTAGACGGTGACGACGGTGAGGCGCGGGGCGAAGGCGACTGCCGAGGTGGCGGCCTGCTTATAGGGGACGACCTGGAGGCTCGGGTTGGTCGGAGACCCAGTCCTGTTCGTGTCGACGATGAGATACAGCCTCGTGTGGCCGCCCTTGACGATGCTGGACAGGAAGTTGGTCCCGTCGTTGGCGAAGGTGACGTAGGTGGTGGGAGATGTGGACCACCCCCCGAGGGAGGATGTGAACGCCTTGGTAGCCACACGCTTCCCCGATGCCAGGAGCGCCGCCAACTGGGTCGCACTACGCCATGCCCCGGCGCCGAAGTCGAAGGCGTAGACCTCGATCACGCCCCCAGTGTCGGTCCCCGGGCTCACGTCTCCTGCGATCTCTAGCGTGACCGAGGTGACAGTCTCGCCCGCCCCGATAGCCGAGGTGTCGAAGTCCAGAAGCAGCGTCGAGAACTGGTAGAAGGAGCCGTCGAAGTAGTCTCCGAAGTAGCCCGCTCCGGCGCCCGCCGCACCGGGGGCGAGAGCCGTCGTCGCTGCGATGGCAGTAGCCACCGACGCGGCGGTAGAAACCCCTTGCAACTCCGTCGTCGCGGACATGAACTGACGTGTGGAACCCGTGCTCGCCGGGGTCACCGATGCCGAGGACGTCCCAGCCGTGGAGGTGCCCACGGCGTTGACGGCCTTGATGCGGAAGATGTAGGCCGTGCCGTTGGTCAACCCGGTCACGGTGGCTGAGGTGAGGGTGCTGGTGCCGTCCGCGAACGTCGACCACGACGCCCCGGCGTTGCTGCTGTATTCCACGATGTAGTCGGTGATCGCAGACCCGTTCGCGGGGGGGGCGGTCCATGCCAGGGCGACCGAGGAACTGCTGCCCGTAGCGCTGGGGGCGGTGGGGGCCGAGGGAACACCGGCTGGGGTGACTGCCGCGCTCGTGGTCGACACGGGACCAACCCCGTAGGTGTTCGATGCCTTGACGCGGAAGACGTACGCCGTTCCGTTGGTGAGGCCGGTGACGGACAGCGAGGTGATCGAACTCGTCCCCGCCGAGGTCCACGTCACACCCGAATCGGCCGACTTCTCCACCGTGTAGAGCGTGATGGCAGACATCCCCGCCGAGGTCGGCGCGGTCCACGCCAGGGAGATAGACGCATCACCACTGGTCGGGGTGACCGCTGTGGGGGCCAAAGGACGACCGAGGTCCATGCGCATGACGTACGAGCCGTCAGAGGCGAGGTCATACCAGATGTAGGGCTCGCTGACGGTGGGCTGAGTCCCGCCGACGAAGACGTGCGATATCTCGTTGGGAAGCAGCACTCGTGCTGCCGAGATCCCGGCGTACCTAGCATCACCCTCGGTCTGGGTTAGATACACCGGGTGTGGGTCCGCTGCTGCTGCATGGGTGGTCAGCGCTGCGGTTGCAGCCGCGCGATCACCGTGGGGGTCAGAGGCAGAAGTGTGGGCTGAGACTGCGGCGGTTGTGGCTGCACGGTCACCGTGGGGGTCTACGGCGGCGACGTGGGTCGCGACCGCCGTGGCGGCTACTCCGACATCCTCCTTACCGGCGATAGCCGCAGCAAGTCCAGCGACGTCCGAGATGGCGAGAGTGATGATTCCGGTGCGCCCTGCGACGGAGGTCACCTGCCCAGCGGCAAGGACCTCCTTCCACGCGGATAGCACACTCGGGGTGTCGGCGGAAAGAACGTAGGTCTTTCCAGAGTCGGACCGAATCGCCATATCACCACGCTGCGCCGTGAGGGCGAGCATTGCGGCCTGGTCAACGACCACCGACACGTCGTTGATGGCGAGGGGCGGAAGGGCCGAGGTCGGCACGAGCCCGGACCCATCGAGGACAAGGACGCCGTTCGCGCCCTGTGGGATACGGGCGATGGCAACCTTGCGGCCCGAGTCCAGGATGGCCACGCCGGACGCAGCGTCGAGTTGCGTTGAGGGGATGAACTGCCCAGTGGCCCATGCACGATCACCATGGGGGTCCACACCAGCAACGTGGCTCCCGAGCGAGGCTACTGCCGCCGCGCGATCACCATGGGGATCGCTGGCTGCGGTATGCCCGATAATGGCAGCCGCCGAGGCTGCGCGGTCACCGTGGGGGTCTATTGCTGCGGTGTGTCCGGCTACGGCTGAGGTAGCAGCGCCCAGGGCGTCGTAGTAGGTATCACCCTGGGTCTTGGTGATTCCGCTGGCGGCAACAGTCGCGTAACGCGCATCCCCCTCTACCTGTGTCAGGTAGGCAGGGTGCGGATCGGCAGCGGCTACATGGCCAGCCACGGTGGATGAGGCTGCCCCAACAGCGTCGTAGTAGGTGTCGGCAGCGGCCTTCGTGAGATCCCCGGTGCCACCCCCGCTGCCACCTCCACCAGGACCCCCGGTAACCACAATCGGAGCAGGTAGCGGGGAGGGCGGGTTGACCGTTACAACTACATCGCTCACTTGACACGCTCGGTGAACACGGGACCCTGGATCGGGGTCTGGGTAGCAGTGGGGGTGGTGGTGGGGTACACCAGGACGTCCCAATATGACTGTTGCGGAAGTAGGTCGGTCTGTGCCCCAGTAAGGCTGGCTACTGCTACACCAGTGGCGGCATTCGTCTTGGTGACCGTCCACTCCTGGAGTACTGCATGGGACTCTGCGTAGAGCCGCGACTGCACCTTGATTGTGTAGTTGGTGATGTCGTATGCAAAGTCAAGCGTGACCGAGAAGTCGTTCCCCTGGCGAATGTTGAGGGGGACCTCGCTGGAGTTGCTGGGCAGCGGAGCACCCCCAAGAGTGTTGGAGGGGAGGAACACCCGTACCGGAGGCAGGTTGTTCTCAATCTCCTTCTCGACATAGATCGGAACAAGCCTGCCAGTCTGCTTGGATACTCGGCGGAGATTGAAGACCTCGATGCGGTAGAGGCCGATATTGAGCGCTGCACATAGATCCCTGTACTGCTCCTGGCGCTGGCCGATCATCTCCATCAACTGGCGGTAGCGCTCACTACGCGGGATGGAGACTCCATCAGGAGCCTGGATGTCGATGTCAAACGATGCGTCCGTGGCCAGCGCCCAGAGGGCACTCACGGTAGCGAGAAGTGCCAGCGGATATACCTCAACACCCGGCAAGTTGTCGATTGTCATCTGCCGCCCGTAGTGGTCCGTGCGGTTGTGGACATGCTCCGCGATAGCCGTGTCCAGGAACTTCTGGAGGTCGACAGACCCGAAGTAGCGGAACTTGGTTCCTCGGAATCGGACCGAAGCACCAGCGGCGGGGGCCGTGTCGAAGGTGATAACCCCCGTGCGCTCCTCTACAACTGCTCCGGTAGTTAGGGGCGTTCCTGCAATAGTGATGGAGATGGAAGCACCATCGAGGGGATACGTCCCAGTCTCAAACCTAGTTGCCGTGCCGTTCCCAACCACTGTGATGTCGAACGTGGTCGACTGGTCGCCCAGTTCAAGGCGCACCCGGTCGATGAGTTCAGCGTTGGTGGTCACAAGTCCATGTTCCCGTCGGGTTGGATTGGCGTCAGGCTAAAGAGAACCCGGCACCGACGCGGGAGGGCGGGCGCGTCGATGCCGGGTGCTTGTGGGTGCTTGGCTCAGTGCCAGAGCAGGCCCTTCTCATCAAGGTGGTCAGCGACGTGCTGCGGGACCTTGTACTTGGGACCGACCTTGAGGTCGTATCGCTCGTCGCCGTACGTCATGTCGAGGTCTTCGTTGACACGGATGATGGCCTCCTTCTCGGCCAACTCCACCTCAACCTCCTCAACGGTGACCGGCGCACTCGGATTGCTGAGGTCGACAACGTCGTTCTCCAGCGAGTCCGCAGCAGCGCGGGTAGCCATGCTGATCTCATCGGCGCGGCGAGCCTGCTCTTCGGCGTTGGCCTTCTGAGCGGCGTCGCGCTGGCGACCGGTGAAGTCGGACGCCTTGTTCTTCGGGGTTCCAGCCACGAGTGTGTTCTCCTGAGTCTTGTATCTGAGGGATCAGACCCCGGCCCCCAGCAATAGTGCTGAGGGCCGAGGCCTGAGGTAGATCAGTTGGTCTCGACGATCACAATCGAGTTGTCCGTGATCCTGCCGAGGCCCCAGATGGAGTACCAGGCGAGGGCGTGCTCACGACCGAAGTCGAGGATGCCGCCGTCGCGCAACTCCACGGGGAGGGAGATCGCGTGACCGAATGCGTTGTCACCGATCACGATGGCCTGGTAGACGTCCGCCGCTGAGCCACCAGCACCGACCAACTTCGTGACCTGCGTGGTCTCGATGAAGACGGTGTCGTACAGGCGCCCGATCTCACCGAGCATGAAGTTACCGGGAGCGGCGTACTTCGTGACCTCGATGAACTCCGGGTGGTCACGCAGGCGGCGCGACTGGTGCGGGTGGACGAAGGCCACGTAGGTCTCGCCAAGCCGGGGGACGTTCTTGGTCGCCAGGGTCTCGACCGTGTCCTTGACCGCGTGGGGCGACAGGTAGTAATCACCCGTCATCGCGGCACGGTTCGCAGCCTTGGTACCGGCGGCGTAGGCACCATACTGAGCGGTCGAGGCCGTAGCAGGCTGGTAGCCGAAGAGGACGCTGGAGGCGCCCAGGAGCGTGTCACGCGCCTGACCGTCGAGGTAGAGCGCCATGTTGCGACCGAGGAGACGCGAGGCCGAAGCCATGACGTCATCGAAGGACGCATTGAGCAGCAACTCAGAGACCGCGATGGCGAAGCCGTGCTCCGTAACGGTGATCGAGAAGGTCGCCGCAGTGAGGGCGTTGGTCGACATACGGACACCCTCACTGAGCGGCCCGGAGGGCAGCGCGAGGTTGTCGTATCGCATGAAGTTGATCGTCAGACCAGGCGCAACGCCAAGTTCCGTCTTCTTCACAGCGAACTGCTCGAAGCGGAGGATGGGCATGGCCTGGAAGAGGATTTCCTTCGACCAGATGGTCTGAATCGCCTGGGTCAACTGGCTGTTGGTGCCAGAGTAGGCGGTGGGGGACGCGGCGAGGGAGCCGGACCCGGTGATACCGGAAGCCATTCTGTCGTTCTCCTAGAACGAGTACTGGATGGGGGAACGTGCTACTTGCTGAGGACTCACCCGAACATGCCCCGGTTGCTGGAAGAATTACCTAGCAACCTGGAGCGGTTCTTGACGTACTCGTTGAACGACATGCCCGCGATGTTCTCGGGCGAGAGCGACTGGTTGGCCGTATTGGTGTCCATCGGTCCTGTACCTGGCGCGGTAACCCGCGCACCGGTCATATCTCGGCGCGCTGCCTGCATCGCAGACTGTGCCGACTCCAAGATCCGCGAAGAGCGGTCCTTGAGTGAGTTGATTGAGGACTCGATCTCCTCGGGGGTCGTCCCGTCGATCAGGTCGACCAACTCCGGGATGATGTTGTCCCGCTCCTGCTCCACGCGCTCCGACCGGTAGGTCTGGAGATCCTGGAACTTGCGCTCGTGCTCCAGCAGTCCGAAGGCCCGCTTGCGTTCTGCGCGCTCAGCCTCCAACTGCTGCTGCCACTCCGCTTCCTTCTGAGCCAGAAGTTCACGAAGGTCCATCTCAGACTCAGCCTTGGCACGGGCTGCGTCCTCGGCCTCACGACGGGCGGTCTCCTCAGCGGAGAGGCGCTCGTCGCGCTCCTTCTTCAAGGCGTCGAGATCGCCCTTGAGCGACTCGATCTGGGGGTACAACTTGGCCTTCTCCTGCTCACGGACCCGAGCGATGTCCTCCTCGGTGAACTTGCCAGCCGGGGCGGTCGGTGCCGGGGGAGTCGCCGTGCTCGCCGTGAACGAGCCGGTGGTGAGAGGGGCGGTGGGGGCATCCACTCCGACGAGAATGCCGGTGGACGTGCCAGCGATGTTCGCAGGAGCGGAAGTGGCTCCAGCAACTTCGGCGGCAAACGCCGCCTGGGTGACGGTGGTGTCGCTCATGTACGACCTTCATGTGTATGGGTCGTTGTCCGAATGCGACTAGGTCGCGTAGCCCGTATGACCAACCAAGATGTTGACACTCTCAGAGTGCTGGAGGACTGGTGATCTTGTCCGCCTAAACTTGGAACGACTAGTTCTTCTCGTCGTCCGAGTCGTTCTGATTGGGAGATGAGCGCTGCGGAAGCCGAGTGCCATAGGCACGGGTGAGCAACTCACTCTCCAGGTTTGCCTCCTGCTGCAAGCCCATGGCAGCAGCCGGGTCAATCGCGCTGGACACAGCCGAGCCCGGAAGTGGACTTCCAGTCTCGGGGTCCATACCGCCACTCATGTCAGGAACGGCAGATCCATCCGGACCAACAACCATTCCAGTAATAGCCGTGATGGCCGCAGACAACTGCGCCTGGATGAGGTTGAGGGCGCCATCTTCCAGAGCATCGTCCTTGAGTTCGGCTCGGATCTCGGCCAACTTCTCGTCGGGGAACTCCTCGCCAAGCGTGCGGAGCGCGCCTTCCTTGGACTCCAGGCCCATGGACATCTTGGCCTGGATCTCGTTGAGGGCGATCAACTTGTCGAGTGGCAGCGGCGGGGGGAAGTGCGAGATGCTTCGATAGGTGATCGGGTCGTTGGGGTCGAGTTGCCCAACCTGTCCTTCCTTGAGGGGAAGGTCAGTAGTCGGATCCCAGAGAAGGCTGTCGGGCTCCTTGATGGCAAGGAGTAGCAGCACCAGTTCGTTGATCCGCTCTA